TTGCGGCACCAAGAGAACCACTTTCTGCTGCTCCGGATAGGAACCAAACGTTTGGAGTACCTGTAACAACAGATGCGGTAAGGAAATTTGCTGTATCCAAATCACGGAATGCAACAACGTCAAAGCCTCTACCTTCGTCCCAGCTCTGCGAGAGGGGCATAAGCCTTATAGAAAAGTTTGAAGGGGTAGTTTGACCACCATACACATCTTTGAGTGATAGATATGCCTTAAAGCTTGGGTCAGCAATATTAAGAAATGAAGCGGTTATTTGTTGTAAGGGTTCATAATCAAACTGGATAAGAAGTCTGGATAGTTCTATAACTCCGGACAATGGAGTTGAAGCACTTAACACAGTTGTTTCATCGTAGAGCTTAAATAGGTCTAAAGTTGCAGCTTGTCCTACGTTTGACGTAGTGCAACGTTGCCCAGCAATATATTTGTTGGTGATATATGTGTCTTTGCTTGCTGATAGTATTCTATACATATTTCACCTTATACTGCTGTACCAATTATATCATAATCTGGGTATTTTAATTCGAATATTGAACCTGGAGGTCCGAAAACGATATTATTTTTTGTGTTAGCATTAATGTTGAATTGTTCGTTAGAATATTCTCTATCTTCAACAACGTTATATATATTTCCAATGCTCAAACTAACAATTGAAGCAACTCCTTCGACGTTAAAGATTATATTTTGAATATCACTTAATATTATAGGCTGATTAATTTCAAAGTTTTTAATATTCATATATTCTTTGATTTTAGTAAGAACATTTCTTAATATCAATTCTTTATTTTGAGTTGGATCAATAACTACAGTAAATTTAAGGGTTATATTAATGACTCTTGCATCTAATATGTCGATAGCATCAGATATTAAGCGATATTGATTTAAATAACTTGCTAGATTTTTTTTAAGAGTATCTGGCGCTATGATTAGCGAATTGTTTTCATTTCTGCAAATAACGAACAATTGGGAAGCCAGAGGATTATTTGGATTTGGTTCAATTGCAGCTCTATATACACGACCAAAGTTTGAAGGAAGGGTATAGACACGAGCCAAGAGGTCTTCTTTTGAAACAATACGGTTTTGCATTCCCAAAAATGATGGAATCTTTGCTTTTAATTCCGATATTGTTGGAGGATCTTCTCCGCCGGATGCAGCTTCCAAATTGATAATGTCAACTGAATTACGGACGAATGCAGCTACGCTTGGCAATGGATTTCTAGGAAAGAATATATTCAATGAAGAAACGTTGTTAATAGTTTCTGCTTCAACGTTATGTTTTAGTCCGCCGCCATATCGATATTGAATAGATAATGTAGTATTTTCAGTTATAACGCCGAATGTGGTTGTTTGAAGCAAGTTTCCAGGATTTACCGTAAATCTAGAGAAAGTACGCTTACCGTATAAAGGTAGAGAAAATTCACTTGGATCCGGAATTATGTCGTCGTTAATAGAAGATGCTCTGCCACCACCAAATACAAGACTAGTTGTTCTGCTTTGTAAAGCAGTATTTTTAGTAAATCGATATGGTGCCGGTATTGGAACAATATTTTCTGGTACCAGTTTTTGATCGTAATTTATGTTTGAAACACGTTTATAAACAGTATCTTGAGTTAAAGATTCAACTTCATAATATTCGTTTCCAGCGGTATCTGTTACTTTTATAACTTCAGAAACGTTTGGATTTGATAACGTTATGCTTCTGAAAGGAATAAATGAGGAAACAGGAAACGTCTCCGTTGTTCTTTTTCCGGATATGCACGTACCCTCACGACTAAGGATATAGTTTTGTGGTACATTGTTTGCATTGGTGTTTCCAACTATAATACTAGCTTTTAACGAACCATCAATTCTTGTTTCGGAAAAATCTATGTTTTCTGTTAATTCAAACTCTACACCATTTGTAGCCTTAACAACTGTACCTTCTTTAATAATCGGCAAAGAAGTTGTGTCAGGTGTTCCGGCGCCGGTACCATCTGTTGGAACTTTAATATAGAAAGTAACGGAAACAACTGCTGGAGAAGACCCAACTATTGGCACTCCTGCCCTACGTAAATGCCGTTCAATATTATTTGGTTCTACAGAGGTTTCCGGAAATGATTCATGAAACTGATGATCAAGATAATAGCTTTGTACGTCACCGACATATGCAGCCATATCTAGGAGTAAACCACCTAAAGATGCTTCTGAAAAGTCTCTAATATTATCCGGAAAATATGAGCGAGCATAATCCAATAAATCATTACGTAATGCATCGAAGTCTTTATTAAGATATCGGCGCTGTCTTACCTGTTTAAGAAGTTGTTTTTTTGATTCGTTTGCCATTTTATCACGTTATAAATAATGTAACTTCGATTAATTGTTCTGGGTAATTTGCAACTTGAAATGCAATGAGCATTATTATTATCCCAGTATACGTATTATCTTGTCTATCAACTTTAGATTCATATCCCAATAAATTAACAAACGGCATATATTTCGCAACCGTTGTCTTTATTCTTTTCATTGCTTCTTTGTCAAAATTGTCTTTGTTGCTATAATCAGTCAGCAATGGTCTAAGATTGGCGCCTAAATCATACATCCCCAATCTTTCTCCGTGATTTGTTAGTATTAAATTACGAAGATTGTCGCTCAATTGGTCGAGCGTGTTGTAATGCATCTTGAATATATTGATTGATTGATCTTTATCTAGTTCAAGAGGCGTCTTGATTCCAATTGGTCTTGGAGCAATAGTAGATTGTATACTGTTGTTATTTCCAAAACCTTGAATTCCAACATCTTTAAATGATAAACGAGCCATGACAATAAGTATATGATATCATGGAATCCCAGGGTTCCATGCTGCCATACCTGGTGCAGTTACCGTAACAACTCCTGTTCCAGCACCGGTAAACGTGCCAGGAGTAACCAGTACAATTCTTAAATTGTTCAATTCTTCAGTTACATGTGCATATACGGCGTTTGATATTGCATCTGCTAATCTGGAAATTTGCCCATTTGCATCTCCCAGATCGCCAGATCCCAATTCGGATCTTAAAGCAGCTTCAATAGCACCTCTCATTGCAGATTTAGACATAGTTCGAACTCCTTATTCTCCAAATATTTTTGTAGATTTTGCATTGAAATTATAAATGTTTTTGATAACATCGTCAGAAGTTGTAATAGATTGATCAAGTTGCTGAAATTGAACTTGAGTTCTTAATACGTTATCGCCTAGTGCATACAACGATGGAATATTTGAATAAGGTACTGCAATTGCAGTTTTGAACGCTGTTTCTAAAGTTTCTTCCAAAGTTCCAATATGATCTCTTAAAGCGTTAATTTGATTTTGCAATTCTTCAATTGTAGCTTTATAAACCGTATATCTAATATACGGTTGTTCTAGAGCTGTAGCTCTGCCTAGATAAATTTCATTTGCCTCAATCTGTGCTTTACCATCTTTATTCAAAAGAATATATGCCAAATCTCCATCCGGAGACGTTGGTAATGCATTAGGATCCGAAGAGATTGCGTTTGTATTTTGCTTTCCTTCTCTGACGATAAAAACAGTTCCTGCAATTTTTGGCTGGTCCGCAGATAAAAGCTCTTTTCTTGCTATTATTCTAACGTGATCAGCTTTGTTGACAACATAACTTCTACCATGTACTCCAGCAACCGGTTCCGGCTGCTCATTTGGAAGACACTCCGGAGGAAAGATTAATCCATTTCCTGCGGTACCGGGAATCAATCTATAATTTTCATCTACTTTACTTTGTTGTACTACATACACTCGAGCGGCATCAAACATTGGACTTGGATTGCCTTCGTCCGGATTTGCAATATTTTCTCTGCTATTTCTAAATGGATTTTTATCGGTTTCGAGATACCCTCTAGTGTTTTCTATAACTAACGGAGCTGTAGAGTCAGTACCGGGCGGATTTTGTTCAAGCTCTCCACCTTTTGGATTTCTACCTGGAGGCATGAGATATCTGCCTCTGCCAGCAACTATATCGATAGCACCAGCTTGTCTTGGTGCTCCACCAGTTTTGGTAATATCAATTGGATTGTCAGATAGTGCTCCATCAAGACCGCCATTACGATCTTCTCCAAGCATTATCAAAGAGTTATTTTTCCCTTGAATTACTAATTCTTGTGGACGCTTATACCATCTTGGAACCGGCTCCGGCGTTACATATACTGAAGATGGAGCTGAATTATATATTACTGTATACGTGCTTTCAGTTGGATTTTCTTCATCCGGCGGGAGCGTTAATGAATCGATTACATTTCCGCCATTTGGGAAATCTTCAGGTCCAGTTGAACGATTACGTTCAACTTCTTCTCTTGTTGTGTATGTTCCTATATTATTAGCAGGATCAAATCTTCTATCATTATGAGTATAGTTTGGATCTTCAATTGTACCATAACCAGGTACACGGCTTAACCAATAACCAACTCCATTTCCATTTCCAGAGGGATCTTCATATATTACATAAACCATTTCACCGGCTGCAATAGGAAGCATGAAGTTAGATGAATAAAAAGGAAAAAGTATGGTGTTAGAGCCAGCCCCATTTCCTTCGTTGTTTGATACAATTTTTGCAATAATTGTATTAACAGACATTAAATGAACTAAATCCGGATTTGTGACCGTATTAATAATTCTTTGTTTATATTCATCTGTTATCAAATCCGGATCTACAATAACATCTATTACAACAGCTCTCTGTAAAATCGGCGGCGGAGCAGCATTAATAATACTACCGAGTGCAGCTCCTGCGGCGCCTCCACCAGAGAATTCTCTTAATAGTCCAGTTCTTAATGGCATTTATTATCGTCCGTACTTTGCTATTCCAAGTATTTGATTCAAAGGAGCAAATGCACCAGTAAGTTTATATAGCTTACCGTTATATTTGAAAGCTATACCTTCCATAGAACTTGTTATATTGTCGATATTACGCAAACGACCCAATTCTTTTTCTAAAACTTTATTTGAACGTTCTGTTCCTGTTTGTTGGATATTTGATATGGCTTTTTGTACTTCGGCACGTAATCTTTGAACCTCTTGTTGCGGATTTAGTACAAGATAACTTTGCACAGCCTTCAAAACTTCAACAGCAAATTCTTTTACAGTTTCTCTAACCGGTTCTACTAGCTCTGTGTAAAGTCTAGGACCGTCCTTAATAAGATTTCCAATTAATTTTAAATCTTCTTTTTGTAACAATCCTTCATTAACCAAATCATTTAGCACAGGTTTTTTACTAGTAAGTGTGTTTTCAAAATCAGATATTATTTCTGCAACATATAACTTGGTATCGTCATCAGCTACAACATCTCTTAACTTATCTGAAACGATATATTCTTCAAACATATCATTGAGTGTGTTATCATTTGACATATTATAACGGTTCATTATTTCATCTAGAGAAGCCATGGCTAATTCTAATGGTTCATTATTAGAAAGCTTTTGCAATGAAACCATGACCGGTCCCAAAACTTTCCATCCACTATCTTTAATCGCAGCTTGCATTCTATTGACTGAAGTTACAAGCTTTGCAAAATTTGCACTAGTATCGATGTTTAATGGTTGTCCATTTTCATCATACACGGTTCCGCTTTCATGAAATATAACAGCATCCTGATCGTAGTTAATAACGTTAGGATTAAGAGTACCAACGATTTCTGCTGAATACCATATCTTGCCGTCATTGAATATTTGTTGTCTCGTTGCAGGAGATAGTGCCGCCACGCCAGCCGCCAATACTTTAAAAGCTTTTCCAAATGCGGCAGCAACACTTGGTTTATCTGCCCAACGACTTTCTATTTCGTCAGCACCCATACCATTTGTCTTAATATGAGCTGTATTACGAGCAAATCTTAAACCCTCCGTTGGAGTAAAAGTAAAGAATGTATTTTGTCCATCAAGTTTTTCGGTAACACTTTCAAGCTTTCCTTTACTGGCTTGATGAAATATTGCTTTAATATCACCAAATGTTAAATCTTGGTCTTCATGTAAATGGGACATATGCCCACCAAGACCACCTTCATCCATTTGTTCGAAAACCATTGGACGAATAACTTTTTTTATTTTCTCTATTAATTGTTGACGTTTTATTGTATTCATTGTTTTAAGCCAGTTGTCTTTTGAATTCTGTCATAAATATCATCTTCAGACATCATTTCATCAAGATCCTCTTCGCTGGCTTTAGAAACTAACTCGGTCAACTTTAATATCTGATCATTTGCCTTGCTCATTCTTTCCATGTAGCGAGACAAGTTCTGACCATGTATGGCGTGCTCATTAGGATTGGCATGGACATATCCATAAAGGTCTATCCACATGATATAAGCGTTCTTACGGTCTTGTACCGCATTCTCATATATCTGCTTCCAGAGCGCCTTCTGTTTATCTTCTACAGACGAGATTTGATTAAGCAGGGCAGAGAAATCATGCATCTGCTTGTTAATCTTCTCATCAAGGTCATCTATATTAGGACGACGAAATCCAACTTCCATTCCAGTTATATCTGGCTCGTCTGGAGGAGTTTGTGCCCCAAAAGATGGGGCCGCCGGTTGATATACAGGGGTCTTTTTCTTTGCCATACAACCCTAAATATATCCCTGTTTCTTTCTTATTTCTATAACAGAATATAATGATAATCAGAGGATAAAATCATCTGTATTTTTTACGTCACGATAGTAACGCTTTAGAGAACTCAATACAATTGATAGCTGTTTTGAACTTAAAGTTGTGAGTTCCCTTACATAGAGTAGTATAGCTCTTTTGCTTAGGAGATCAACGTCTTCGAGATTGGTTATTAGTACTTTAATAGCATTAACAACCATTTTTTCGTTTTCGGTTTTGATTTTATTTTCTACTCCGGCTATTAACTTTGTTAGTTGTTCATGTGTATTGACAACAGTATATGCCTCTTCAAACCCGGGTTGAAATTGATATGTCTCAATCTGCTCAAGGTCTTCTTTTGAAAGATTATCTCTATCATCTATTGAAATATAGCTTTGAGCACGCTTCATATTTTGCTTACTCTTAATCGTAAGCCAGTTCTTTGCTACAACATTAAAATAAGAAAATGCTTTACTACCCTTCTCGGCATTGAACTTATCAACAGCGGTATATAAGAACTGAAGACATTCATGCTTAAGGTCTTGCTTGCTCTCATACATTACTGAAAACCCGTATACGTTTATCAGATTTTCTACAAGACTGTCAAAGGCAGGAAGTATCTCCTTCACATAAATCTTTTTCTTTTTTTCTGTATCCGGTTCTTGCTGATACACTATTATTTGTTCTTGTGTTTTATCACTAAAATAATTTACAAGCGTAGGTTGATCACCTTTGCGTTTAATCTTTTTTCTTGGTTTCTTTTTTTCCGGATATATGATAGGAGGAATGGAATCTCGGGTAGCAGGTTCAATCATTACCAAATTACCTAATTCTTCTAATTCGTTTGATATATCAACGGTTGATTTCTTGCGGTATTTCATCCATCATTTCTCCACGGCGGAACCGTTCTCTCATTAGACGTTCTTGTATTTCACGAATATCTGGTTCTTCTTCTACAACAACCGTATATTTTTGTTTGCTACGTTCTACAAACTTAAGAGCAACACGATTAACAGACATTTTACTCTTTTTAACTTCGGACATTGCTTCTTGTACAACCAATTGTACTTCTTTGCTGTCAAAAAACAATCTCATTCCTAATATTTTCTCTAGAGTTTTCTCTGTATCCTCTAAAGCTTCAATAGCGTCAGAAAAATCATCTTCAATAATCATAATAATACGTGCAAAACGAATTATATAATATATTGATACTCCCAATAATATTAAGAGTACTAAACTAAGTAGTCCAAATATAATTGTCATCCCAATACGTCCTTTAAAGCTTCCGTATATTGAGTAGCTACCGCTTCAAAAGAATATTCACGCTTAAGAGTTTCAGATAGTTCCTTAGCCCATTGCTGAGGTACCTGTGGACTTTCTACGAATTTCTTTACACGCTGCTTAAAATCATCTTCCTTAACATTTGCCCACTTGGCGTTTGGCATCCAAATCTGATTATCTGCACGACTTTGATGAATTTGCTCTAAACGATAATCAAACTTAACATACTTGCCCTTGCCAAGAAATTCCGTATGAGCACTCCAACCGGTAGCCATAACTGGCAAACCTGATGCTGCTGCCTCTAAAAGAGGCAAGCCAAATCCTTCTCCTCGGGTTGGCGCCACAAGAGCTTTAATCTTTGGATGACGATATAGAGCTGCAACTTCATCATCTGTCATATCTCCATGAAGAAGATAAAACTTTGGAAACTCTGCTCCTTTTTTAGTTTCTAATGTTAATTGTGCTAGCATGTTAGCGGTACGTACACGATCAACAACCGTATGACGACCGGTATTTGTTTTAATAACAACTCCAACATTCGGATTGTCTTTAAATTGTTCTGATAACCACTTAACGGTATAAAACAAATTTTTACGATCATTCTCTGGATTGTTGCCAGTTACTTGACCAAATACTAAAAAGTTAAAATCAGTAGGAAGTTGCAATTCCAATTCAGGAAGTTCTGGTTTTGCAACAGCATCAATAAATGCTTCCGGAATAACCACAATCTTTGTTTTTATTTCTCCTGTATTTGCAAACGTCGATTTAACAAATTCCGATGGAACTATGACTAAATCCATACGATTGATAGCAGGAATCCATGCTGGATTACAAACGTCCCCTTCAACGCCAGCAGTTAACCCAACGTTAAAATCTGCTAGGAAAGGATGCCATTCGTTTGGCAATTGAAGTTGAAGAGAAACATCATATTTGTCTCTCTTTCCTGCCGATTGAATAAGACGACCTACAAGACCATCATGAGCATATACATCAACAAGCCAAGGAGTAGCACCCCATGGAAGAGGCTCTGTAACAACATCAATATTTCCGGTTTTATCTGCCAAATCAAATAACCAACGAGCTACTTGACGAGCATGAACACCATAACCGCTTTCGGTTAATACTGGACCACGAAGAATAACTGTTTTCTTTGTCATTGCTATTTCCCTTATCACTTAATATTGATTAACTTGTTAGCAGGAGCAGGATTAATTCCTTGAAGCTTCCAACGTTTGTTTTGTCCAGCTTCTTTCTTTGCCTTGAAATCTTCTACACACTTTAACATAGTTTCATGCCATTGTTGAATCATATTTTCATAGTTAAATTCGTGCTCAAGATATTCAGCAACCTTCTCACGGAATTCTGCTTTCTTCTCTGGTGTCCAATTATAAATCTCCATAAATGCATCTGCTACCTGACGCTCTGTGCAGAAATCCTCAAAGATATACGGAACCATCTGTGAGCCAACAAGACTGCGCTTTGCGGGCTCAATGCCTATGCCATATTGATAGCCATTACGATAATCTTCTACCTGACGTGTTTCTCCGCCGGTCTTAAGTGCAATAATTGGTTTGCCAACCTGTAATGAGATAAGAGTAGAAAGACCAAATCCTTCATTCTTAGCAATATTTATGGTTACGTCTGCAAGATTATGCATAATATTCATTTGTTCAAATTGAAGACGATCATTTGAGAACCAAACGTTTTCATTTAATCCAAGCATATCAGAAACGGCAAGAAGATTTGGACCTTCCATATCGGTAGGATCTGTATGCATGATTAGAACTGCTTTACGATGCCCCTCTTTCTTCTCGAGATCATCAAGGAACGTCTTCCAAGCAAAAAGAACATCATTAGGCATTTTACGTGTAGCATTACGGTTAATCCAAAGAGCCTTAAACCAATCTGCCTTTGGACCAAAATTTTGTTGCTTAAGTTGCTTAATCTGTTCTTCTGGTAAAGCGTTATATACGCCCTTTGGAAAGCTATGAGGAATATAATTTGTCTTCTCTGGGAAATGTGGCTTAACTAACTCAAAGGTCTTGTAAGATAGGCAGTTAATAAGATCGGTGCTTTCATACCATGGAAAGTTAAAAGCTGGATATGGATCGTTATCCCAAACGTGCCAATAAACTATTGGACAAACTTGATGGATTTCATCTTCCATTTCCCAAAGCCATATGAACTGACGGGGATCTGTAAATAGGAAGATAGCGTCTGGCTGCTCTGCAATGAGAAGCTGACGAATAAGTTCTTTGCTTCCAAAGCCGTCTACAGGCTTTACAATGAAGTCGGGGTTCACGGCGACCGTATCATACTTTGCGTGCTTCATTGCGCCGCCTAAGCAGCGGAATGACCATTGACC